CCTCGACATTGGCGTGCTTCACGTAGGCCTCTACCCACTTATCGACCACCTCGTCATTAGTCCTGTTGTACTTCTGCAGTATAATATATGCATCAATTACCTCCTGTTTCGTTTCGCCAACAATCTTCTTGACCTTTTCCAGCTTCGTTTGATATTGCTCAATGGTCTTTTCTCTTTGGGCCCTGCCAAGACCTAGCGGATCACTGTCAGCGTTATCGTATCTGAGTTCGAGGATGCCAGCTTCAAGATTCTTAATCTCGCTTAGGTTCATTCCATAGGCTTTCGCCTGATGTATGATTTCCTTATTCTCATTGTAATGCTTGATGAAGTAGTCTCTATCGGCCTCGGTCATCTTGGTCTTCTGCTCCAATAGCATAGTATTGGCATCCAGCTCCTGACTGGCGATAGCCTTTCTATCTCTGGCCAGCTCTGCCTCAATATCGATTACTCTCTGCGCCGCCTCTTCCCTTTCCTTGTAGGTATAGGTCGTATCCATCATTATCTGACGGTTGCGCTCCAGCTCATCAGAGTAGTCAGCTTCCTTCATCGATAGGGAATGAGTCATCTCCTTAATCTCATCGAGCAGATCATACACCTTACGTCCAACGGCATAGGCTTCCTGCATATTGGAAATGATGTCCTTGAATCCATCTCCGGATGCCAGTGATGCAGTGAATGTTTCCCAGGCATTCTTCCAGCCGGCCACTTCACTGCGCCATGCGTCTCCAGCGCTCTGAGTAGTGGATATCATACCAGAGATAAGGCCCTTGAATGCCTTCAAGGCACCGGCAACCAGACCGGCCCACCCTATCTTGCTGAAGAAGGAACCGAATGTACTCTGCACCTGTTTAGTCTCACCATGCAGCTCCTTGATACGGCCGCGGACCTCCTTCAGTTTCTCGGAGGCGGCCACAAATTCCTTGGTACCAGGAGTGAGCCCACGGAGCTGATTGTTCAACTTCTTGGCAGCCGAATACAACTGATTCAAATTCGCACCATTGATATTGTTCATTACTTGTGCGAACTTCTTAGTGGATTCAGTGATATCATCCTGGGCCTTCTTGTTGGCCTGAAGCTGCTGGTAGATCTTCTTGTATTCCTTGGAGTTCAGATCTACATTACCCATCTCCTGCAGCTGCTTGCGGAGATCGGCGGCCTTGTCGCGGAGCTTCTGGACCTGCTCCTGGGCTTGCTGGCCGTTCAGGGTAACGACGGATTCGGTATATACTTTATTATTTGCCATAGCTATTTCGCCTTAGAATCATAAATGCTTGATGAAAATGCGGATATCGCCATTGCGGCATCAAATCCATACTTCGTGGCCATCATTCGGCCAAGCTTAATCACTTCGTTCAGGAACGTCTTCGAGTACCATGGCTTCACCTGTCTGTTACCGGTTACATCAGGCACATCGGAAAGGGTTACGCCGCGGCCTACACCCATATCAGTAAAGCGGCCATAATAGAGAAACGTGAAGGTAATTTTCGCCGGATCCCCGTTGGAATCCATCACAACTTGCGCCTCAAAGGATTTCAGGAGTTCACCGGTATCGCCTACGCCAAGTGCGGCCATCCGCACCTTCCAGCGTTCGATGACTATTTCGGCCCATTTCTGGACCATTTCCAGTTTACTCCTAGGCATTATTCTGGTTATTCTGAGGTATCAACAGTGAAAAATTCTCGGCGAAAGTCAGCACTATCTCCCATCCACGGGCGTTCTGGCCGCCATAGCGCTTCATATAGGATATATGCTGAGAATCCCATTCCTGCAGGCCGGATTCTCCTTTCTTGGCCATATCAATAAGCTTGGCAATAAGCCCAAGTGCCAAGGCCCTGGTACTTTCATACAGTGCGGCTTCGGACTCACCCCGGCCGAACTGGCCCATAATCCAGATGGACTGTGTGAAGAAGTCCACAGGACCTTCCACCATCTGGATAGAACCATTGGAGCGATCTTCCAGGATAGCACAGGGGAACTCCACGCTACGAAGATTAGTGAGCAATTCCAGGATTGCATCCAAGCCCTGGGCTTCCAGGATCTGGGTGCTTTCAGTGGAAAAACCGGGGATAATCCCTATCAGCGCTTTACTTATTAGACTTTTCGTGAGCATCTTGATAAATCTTATTCAATGAGTAAAGGACATCATGTGCCGGGGCCTTCAGGATCAGGTCATTATTCTGAGGTCGGTTGTCGTTCATACACGAAAGAAGATCCTGCAGTATCTCCGCCTGGGTCTTGTTAATGGATGTCGACTCACCGCTTTGGAATACATAAGGATAGCGGGCCTTCAGCAGCTGCTTGACTCCGTTCCACCAGATCACCAATGCAATCCGGTCCACATCGGTCAGTTTCCGCTTGCGGCCGTTGGTTAGTACCTTGGCAGCTTCCTTCAGGTGCACAGGCGCCTGAGCTTTATCAGTGCCAGCCCGCAAGATAAAGGAGTCCGCCGTATAGAACTGACGGAAATTCAAGTCATTGATATTCCTGTCTATCTCCGGGAACGGAGCCGGAGGCAAGCCGATATCGTCATAGATGAAGGATAACTCCCTGCAGGCGGCTGCGACATCATCTGCGCTGATAAGATGCTCCTGGCCATTGATGATAAAGGCCATCTTATTCTTGATCTTCTTTGGATCATACTTGGCAATATTGGCCGGTATGATGCCTGATAGCTTGCACAGGCAGAGGAATAATGCCTTTTCCTTGGATATTCCTGGTAATGTAAGGATATAGCAGACATCCCTGAACTGCTGATAAGTCATCATCTCCCATTTCGTAGGGAAAGTGATGTTCACAATCTGTTCCTTGTCTCGATGGAAGAGATTGTAGAAGAATTCCAAAATTCTCATGGTCGGGTCGATTAAAACATTGAAAAAATAGGTGTATCAGAATGCTCCAAAGTCAAGTCCTGAGCAGCTGAAGAATCATTGTATGTCGGGAAATCGCTAGGATTAGCCTTCATGAAGATTGTTGCCTTGATTACTTCCTGGATACCGGTATCACGGTCTCCAAGAGCGATGGCAGCTATCGATATCTTGATAATCTGAAGGATCTTCTTCTCATTGGGCACCATCACTTCCCTGTCACGCACCTTCTCTAGTAACTCATCAGCGTAATCCGGAGAGATATAGCTGGCCACATCAGATGTCAGGGCGATATTCATTGCCGGGTTCAGCCTCATGAATTCGCTCCAGGTCTTCGGATAAGTGGCAGCTGTGATGGGATTATACACAGCCACGTCCTTGAATTCAGCGAAGGTAAAGATAAGGCCGTCGGTCAACCTGGTAAACTGCACGGTCCCTCTCCAGTCACTATAGGTCTCGGATGCAAGAAGGAAAGTAACCAGCCTGTCCTTAGCCTCATCCAGCTTAGCCTGCAGGCCTGCAGTAAGGTTAGAAACCCTATCCTTGGATGCCGGTGCTATATCCTGGTTGGATACGACTCCGAATCCGGAGTCAGTAAGGATAAGATCCATCTCCGGAATGGAATTCAGGAAAGCTTCTACAGCAATCACCCTCTGGCACATCTTCAGCAATTTGGCATCAGCCGGCAGCCTTTGTTCCAGCAAGGCCTCCAGATTCGTACCGATGAAATCTTCCACCAAGGCCTGCTGAGCCACATCCAGCGCGTCGTTGAATACGGTGGGTGTTCCCTTCATATTGATTGCCGGAAGGAACGGCTTCATTTCGTTATAACCATTAACTAGCATAGCATTTAGACTTTATCGTTGGTGGATACTTCTTTCCCGGATTTATTCTGGTCAAGCGTCGTGAAGATGTATTCGGGGATGGTGATAAAGATGTCCTTATCCCACTTGTTGTATTCCTTGATGATCTGAAGAGAGCGAAGACAGCGGTCCACTACAGGCTTCATAAGAGCCTGCTTCATCAGGTATAGCTCGCGGGCGTTGGAACCACCCAGGGAGTTCGTGTTCTTGCCGGGGGTAGCACCGATAAGCGCACTGTGCACACCCATTGCATAGCAGATGATATTTGCCGTGGACTCGGTATCGTCGATGTATTCTCCACCCTTCATGTCGTTCTGAACCGGCACGATCTCAATCCATTTCTGCTCGTTCGCTCCACCATTGGCAGAGGGGAACATCTTCTTCAGTGAGAGAATAGCCTTGTTGGCATTGTTCTCTCCGGAGAGATAATCACTGAATGCCTGTTTTTCCTTATCGATACGGGCCTGAACGGCGGCGCGGTCATTCCTGTTGATGGATTCCTTCTTGAAGATATCCTCGAAGTAATCCGGAGATACATATATGATATACTTAACTCCAAGCTGATTCTTCAGGATGGCCTTCTTCAGCTTCGGTACCATAACACTGTGATCATACCAGCCCGATGTGAAGATGGAGTACCAGGAAGGACGGGAATAGTACGGATGGCCAGGAGACGGCATATAAGCGCTGAAGATAAGACGGCGCTTTGTAGCTGCATACATCTTCAGATCATTTATGGCATTGAATTCATCCATCACATAGGTCGCACGGATAGGATACTCCTTGCTTCCCGGCGTCTTATCCCATCCGGCGCAATAGTAGTGCCAGTTGATTACTCCGCGGCTATCCTGCATAGACCAGCGGCTGAAAGTGGCTTCCCGGTGACGGATAGTGTAGATATCTGGGGAATGAGCATCGTAGTTCAGCTCTGCCCACACATTATCGAAGGTCACCATATCCTGCAGCTGCTGGAGTATGAACAGCGGGATGTCGTTCCGCTGGAAAAAGTCATATTCCTTACCGGATACAACGTCCTCATATTCGGTCATCTTCCCATTCTTCCAAGCTTTAGCCCTGATAAGCTTCGGGCCAAGTCCGAAGCATACATCCCTGTTGAACTTCAAGTTCGCCGATACGATGTCATTATCGGCTATCTTTTTCAGGAGATGATTAGGCAGACAGTTGTCAGGTCCCCAAGGTGCAATCTTATATTTATCTTTAACGATCGGCTGAAGATCATAATCCTGCCTGAATTCCCCGCTGGAATCTATCATCAGAACAGTCTGGATCTCCGGGAATAGCTTGATTCCCTCGATAAGCTCAATGCCGGCAAGCGGCGATTCATTCTGTGTCATAGTATAACTTCTTCTCCATTTAATTCTATTACAGTAAAGCGGTTCACCTTCCGGATTTCCCCTGAAGGAATCAGCTTGATATTGAATGTTACACCTTCTCCGTGAAAGGATGTAGGAATAGCCTTTTCGACAGAGATAATCTCACCATCTTCTGCCACCCATTTAAGCGAAATCTGTTGATGTAGCTTCGCTATCTCGAATATTTTCGCTGCACTTATCATTCGGTATTATTTCCTGGAACAAAATTACAATAGCCGCATCCATGAATATAGGACAGCAAAGAAAGGGAGGTATCGGCACGGCTTCAGCCTTAAAAAACTCACTTTCAAACGGTAAGGCCCCCCTTGGCAAAGGATACAACAATAAATTTCGATTCTCGACCCCCGCGCCTTGCCCTGTCGGCTGGCC